GCCGGTGTTCGTCGCGGCCGACTGGTAGCCGGTGTTCGTCGCGGCCGACTGGTAGCCGGTGATTATTGTTTGCTCGAGAGTTTTATCGAGCTTGCCAATAATCCATTCAACAGCGCGAGATACCAAGGTAGGCAGGCCAATCTCCGCCTCAATTGTGAGACTGGCGCAAGCGATCTTGCTGTCTTCGTCGTGCCGACTGATCTGCCCGGAGGCCTTCACCACGGCGAAGCGATTACTAACCGGGCCGTAGTAGTTGAAAACGTCGAGGGGATATTCACAAGAATGGAACCCCGAGGCACATGCTTTGACTTCGCCAGCATGCTCGTAGGTCTTGCCAACTTCGAACTGAAAGCCGCGGCATTGAAAATCCTGATTGAAGCCTTTGAATGCCGTGATGGCTTCCTCTTGCTTTTTCTGCTTCCTCGCCATGATCGTCCTCGTTGATGGTTAATTGGGTTGCCTATGAAGCAACATGACGCCCATCATAAAAGCAACTTTTAGGTTGCGTCAAGAGCAACCACATAAAATATTTTCTAATTGATTTCGCTGTCTCAATAGCTTTTAGCTATATAGCAGGCAAAAGAAAGCCCGCACGCGGCGGGCTTGGTCGGGAGTGACGGTGGTCTCAGATGCGCGTGCAGGCTATCCCGTCTGGATCTTGATCGCAGCGGGCACGCCTGCCGACCGTGTTGCCCCACAAGAAGCGGAATTTCTCACCGTTCGACAGCGTACCGAAGCCCGAGCCACCGTACTCGTTGCTCTTGGTGAAGACGAATGTGCCAGTGCGACCGTCGCTGCAGATCAGATCGCCATTACCGTTGACGGTCGAGTCACGCCGCAGCGCGCCGGTGCAGGTGATGCCCGCCTGGCTCTGGATCGACATCGTGCCGGCCGTCCAGCTTGCCGTGGCCTGGCCCATGAATTCATCCTTGGTGCTCGTGAATTGACCGACAACCGGCGCGGTCGTCGAGCAGGCGGCAAGTGCCAGGGCTGCCAGGGGAATGAGCTTTTTCATGTCGATTCCTCGTCTTTTCTTGGAACGAAAGCACCAGGAGGGAGAATTGCAACTATGCGCTGTATTGAGTGCACTTCATCAAATGAGACCGTTATTGGCTTCGACCATCCGTTGATAGCACCAAGAGTTAGTTCGCCGTCGCGTTCGTAAAGCAACTGCTTAACAATTGTGCGATCTTCGTTGTAGTCAATAACTACGTCATCTCCAGGCTGCGCAGGGCTGTCCGGCTCGACCACAATAAATTCACCGGCGCGAACACGCGGGGCCATTGACTCCCCTTTAGCACGCAATGCGTAAGTTTTGCTGCCTTTGGCTGGATAATCTACAGCACCTTCGCTTTGCAGGGATACCACGGCGTTGATAACGCACCCATCCGCGTCGATCTGTATTGGGCCGTATACAGGCACCGGCCGATACATTTTTGGGGCTGGTATCTCCAGCGTGCTGGTGGGCTCCCACATCTCATTAAATATCGTGACAATGGTGACGCGCAACGCCTGAGCAATCCTGTTAAGCGTTTCGAGGGACACCCCCTGCTTGCCACTTTCGATCTTTGAGAGCGTGCCTTTGTTAGATCCTGTCGCTTCTGCAACTTGCTCAAGCGTCTTACCCGAACGCGCTCGTAGACGCCGTATGGCGGCGCCTAGTTGTGCCAAGCTCTCATTATCTTGATTTGTCGAATTCATCCGCGTGTTATAGGTCAATATTGCGTTATACGCAACTTCATTAAGGCAACTTTTTATTGACGAAAAGTTGCGTGTATGGCAACCTGCCCGACATTTACTTTCTACCTGTCGGAGCTTCCGAGATGTTCAACCCCGTCAAAGCCGTGCGAATTCAGCGAGGGGAGACCCTCGCCACCGTCGCCGCATCCGTGCAAACCGATGTCGGCAATCTCTCGCGAATCGAGAACTGCAAGCAGAAGGCATCGCCCGAACTTGCCGAGCGACTCGCCCGTCACTTTGGCTACGCCGTCACCGAGATCCAGATCCTCTATCCCGAACGATTTGCGCAAGGGGTGTAGTCATGTCGGCTTACGATGAATTCCTTGCCGCAAAGGTAAGGCGCGACCCTTTGACGGGTCTTGCACAACTCCCCGACTTGCCGGATCAACTTTTCCCATTTCAGCGCGACATCGTGCGGTGGGCTTTGCGGCGCGGGCGGGCGGCCGTGTTCGCCAATACTGGCACCGGCAAATCCTTCATGGAACTGGCCTGGGGACGTGCGATTCACCAGGCGACTCAGGGCAATATCCTACTCATCACGCCACTCGCTGTCGCCGGGCAGATGGTTCTTGAGGCCGGGAAGTTCGGCATTACTGCGAAGCACTGCGCAAGCCAGGCCGACGTCGAGCCGGGCATTACCGTCACCAACTACGCCAAGCTGCACCACTTCGACCTGTCGAAATTCATTGGTGTGATCCTTGACGAGAGCAGCATATTGAAGGCGTTTGACGGCAAGACGCGCGCCATGCTGATCGAGCGCTGCGCTGAGATCCCTTATCGGCTGGCTGCGACCGCGACCCCGGCGCCGAATGACTTTCTGGAACTTGGCAACCACGCCGAATTCCTCGGTGTCATGTCCTTGACCGGCATGCAGGCCACTTTCTTCACGCACGACGGGGGCGACACAAGCAAGTGGCGCCTCAAGGGGCACGCCGAGACGGACTTCTGGCGCTGGATGTGCTCTTGGTCGGTGCTCCTGCGACGGCCCTCCGATCTCGGATACGAAGATGCGGCATTCAATTTGCCGCCACTTGATCAAGTCGAGCATATCGTGCCCGCCGATGGGCCTGCCGCCAAGACCCTGAGCGAACGCATTGCCGCCCGCCGCGACACGATCACCGAACGTGTAGCGAAAGCTGTCGAGCTTACACCGGACGATCGGCCCTTCGTCTGGTGGTGCAACCTCAACGCCGAGAGTGAAGCACTTGCCGCCGCAATCCCTGGCGCTGTCGAGGTGCGGGGGTCCGACAAGGAAGAAGAGAAGGAACGCAAGCTCAGGGCTTTCTCGGCGGGCGAAATCCGCATTCTCATCACGAAGCCGACAATCTGCGGCTTCGGCATGAACTGGCAGCACTGCGCCGACACTGGCTTCGTCGGCCTCAACGACTCATTCGAGCAGGTCTATCAGGCGATGCGGCGATTTTGGCGCTTCGGGCAATCTCGCCCGGTCACCGTGCATTTCGTTGCCGCCTCGACCGAGGGCGCGGTGCTCGAAAACCTGCGACGCAAGGAAGCAGATGCCGAACGCATGGGCGCAATGATGGTGGCGCACATGGCGGATCTGTCGAGCGAAATCATCCACGGCGCGGCGCGCGATACCGATGGCTACGCGCCGACCGTCCCGATGCAAATTCCAAATTGGCTTTGTGAGGAGGCAGCATGACTGCGATAAAAGCGCTGGATCAGATTGTTACCCCGGACTATGCGATCTACCACGGCGATGCGTGTGAATTGATCCACGCTATCCCTGACAACAGCGTGCATTACGGCATACACTCGCCGCCCTTCGAGGGCCTCTATAAATTCACGAACTCCGACCGCGACATCAGCAATAACGACGGGGAGAGCTTTTGGCAGCACTACCAATTCCTCATTCGCGACCTGCTGCGCATTGCCATGCCTGGCCGCCTACACTCGGTCCACGTCATGCAACTGCCGGCGCTCAAGCAGCGCGAAGGTTTCATTGGCATCCGTGACTTCCGTGGTGATGTTGTTCGCGCCTACCAGGACGCCGGCTGGATCTTCCACAGCGAGGTCTGCATCTGGAAAGACCCGGTTGTGCAGCAGCAACGCACGAAGAGCATGCGCCTGCTGCACAAGCAACTCTGCAAAGATTCGAGCATGAGCGGACAAGGCCTGGCCGACTACATCGTCACCTTCCGCAAGCCAGGCATCAACGAAGTAGCGATCGCCGGAGAACTCGGGCGCTACTTTGGCGACGCCGTTGATACCTCGCGCGAAGCCTACGAGCGCCAGGCGGCTGAGATGGTCGCCAAAGGCGAGACGCCGTGGCCATACAAGACTTGGGTGTCGATCATGACCTGGCAGCGCTACGCCTCGCCGGTCTGGACTGACATCCGGCAGACCCGCACTCTGCAATACCGCAGCGCCCGCGACGAGAAGGATGAGGTGCATATCAGTCCGCTGCAGCTTGACGTGATTGAGCGCTGCATCGACCTTTGGAGCAACCCCGGCGAAACGGTGCTGACGCCGTTTATGGGCATCGGTTCTGAGGTGTATTGCGCCGTTGATGCTGGCCGCAAGGGCGTCGGCTTCGAGTTGAAAGAGAGCTATTGGCGGCAAGCTGTCGCGAACATGCAGCGGCAAACAGACGAGTTCATCGCAATGCTGCTCGGGGAGGCGGCATGAGCCAATCACGTCGAATGTCGCTTACCGAAGCGATAGTTGGCACCGCTATCGGCTTTGTCGTGTCGGTACTGATCGGCCTACTTGTCTATCCGCTGTTCGGGCATGCCTTCACTCTTACCGAAAACATCGGCATCACGGCTGTCTACACAATCGCGAGCGTTGTACGCAGTTACCTTGTACGACGGGGTTTTAACTCGCTGCGGAGGGCAGCGCCGTGAGCACAACCCGCGAAAAAGTTGCAGCGCTCATGCCCCTCGCCGAACGCATGAACCGCTCGCACTGCTGGATCAAGACAGCAGAAGGCCCCCGGCGCATCAATGAGCCGTTCACCGAGTTCATGCTGGCGGAGCATGTCGCTGGCCGCAAAGCGTACGGTCTCTGCCCGATCGCGCCAGGCGAGAGCACTTGTCGGGTCGCGCTGCTCGACTTCGACGCCCACCAAGGCGAAACAGAGTGGGGCGTCATGCTCGACACCGCTCGCACCGTCGCCTTCGCGCTCGAGCAGGAAGGCTACACGCCGATCCTGTTCCGGTCGTCCGGTGGCAGCGGCGTCCACTTGTATCTGCTCTGGGACGAGCCGCAGGACGCCTACAGCGTGCGGCAGATGCTCGTCGGGATGCTTGCCGCCTTGGGCTTCAAGAGCGGCACCGGTGGCGTCGCCAACAAACAGATCGAGGTCTTTCCCAAGCAGGACGAGGTGCCGGCCGATGGCTTCGGCTCGATGTGGATCCTGCCAGGGGCGGGCAAGTCGGAACTTTTGGGAGAAGAAAAAGAATGCTAATTGCCGCCATCTGGACCCCGTCGCCCGCCGTTCCCGTCCGTGAGCGCCCGCCCAAGCCCGAGCGCGTCGTGGTGTCATCGCCGGAGCTTGAGACCCTGCGCAGCGCGCTCGATGCCATCCCAAACGACACCGACTCGCTCGATTATGACCAGTGGCGCAATGTCGGCTTCGCGATCCACTACGCCACCGAGGGCAGCGACGAGGGCCTGTCGCTCTTCCACGAGTTCTCTGCCCGATCTGGCAAGTACGATCCTGATTTCCTAGATAACCGCTTTTGGCGGTACGCCGGTATCACCTCCGCCGAGCCTATCACCGAGCGCAGTCTGTTCGCCCTGGCCTCGCAGCACGGATGGCAAGACCCGACGATCGTCGATGACTTCGATGTGGTCGAAGGCACCGAGACCGCCGACGATGACTTCGACGCGCTGCCGGCCAGCGAGGACGACAAGGGCCTGCGCTTCATGCCGGTGCCCGCCCATGAGTTCGCCGTCGCCACGCAGTTGCGCTGGATCATCAAGGGCATCCTGCCGCAGGCCGAGCTTGGTGTGCTCTACGGTGAGTCTGGCAGCGGCAAGAGCTTCATGGCGCTCGACATGGCCGCCTCGATCGCTCGCGGCATCGAGTGGCGTGGCTGCAAGGTCAGGCACGGCAAGATCGTCTATATCGCCGCAGAAGGCGCCAACGGCTTCCGCAATCGCCTGCGCGCCTACGCCTTGCAGCATCAGGTTGATCTCAAGGATCTGCCGATCCACGTCATCCATGCCGCGCCGAACATGCTCGACAAGACCGACGCGCTCGATGTGGCCAAGGCAATCCTCAAGGTCGTTGGCAAGTGTGATCTCATCATCGTCGATACGCTGGCGCAGACGATGCCAGGCGGCAACGAGAACGCCGGCGAGGACATGGGCAAGGCCTTGGCTCATTGTCGCGGCCTGCATCGCGCCACAGGGGCTATGGTGCTGCTCGTGCATCACTCGGGCAAGGATTCGAGCAAGGGCGCGCGGGGTTGGTCCGGCCTGCGTGCGGCTGCCGATGTCGAGCTTGAGGTTGTCCGGTCGGACGAGGACCGGGCGCTTAACGTCACGAAGCAGAAGGACGGCGATGACGGCGGTGAGTTCGGCTTCAAGCTTGAGACCGTGCTGGTCGATTTCGATGCCGACGGCGATGAGATCACGTCCTGCGTGGTTGAGCATTGCGATTCTGCCGTTGGCAGTCGTGGCTCGAAGGTGGCGCCCAAGGGCAAAAACGAGATTTCGATCCACAAAATCGTGCTCGACCTGACGGATGTTGGCGAGGCGCCCACCGTCGATCAGGTGCTTTCCGAGTATGCCAATCGCACGCCATACGATCCTCAAGGCGGGCGAGATACGCGTCGTCAGCATGCCATGCGCGCGCTGCGTTCGCTCATCGACAAAGGCGTTTTTGCCGCCGATGGGACGCGAGTGAAGGTGCCAGGAGTCGAAGAGGAATGAGCGCAAAGAATTGCAAGTTGCAATTTATTACCTGCACCGCGCACCTTTTCTGCACCGCGGTGCATCTTGGTGATGGTGCTACTGCACCGCACCGCACCGTCTGTCTTTGTAAGACGGTGCGTGGTGCAGGTGAAAATGCGGTGCGGTGAAGAGTAAAGCGTAAAAACTTGCGAGAAAGGACGGCGATGACTCTACTCGTAAAAACTAACGAACACGGCCGTAGAATCGGTGAAAGCCACCCGCGCGCGGTGCTCACCAATCACGAAGTTGAATTGATGATGGAATTGCTCGACGAGCGCGAGGCCCTTATCGGCGAGATGGAATTCAATGGCGCCCGCCGGGCGACGATCCACCTGCAATTGCACCTGCGTGGCCTGAGCTATGCCTGCCTGGCTGCCAAGTTCGAGGTGCATAAGCAGACCGTCGCCAAGATCGCGCTCGGGCAGCGCCGGTGCCAGACCCTCGGCCTTTGACGCGGCCGTACCCTTGACCATGCCGGGTGCGGCGGAAAATGCCCGGCATGAATTCAAAATTGACACCTGAAAGGAAAGTAGCCTTTTGCGCCGCGCTTGTAGCGAGCGGCGGAAATGTTTCGCGTGCTTGCGAAGCCGTGAATATCTCGCGTCAGACCGCCTACGACTGGCGTGACGAAGATCCTGCTTTTGCGAAAGAGTGGGACCGTGCCAAGTCTCTCGGTCTTGACACGCTTGAAGATGAAGCTGTGCGCCGCGCCTTCGAGGGCGTCGATAAACCCATCGTGCATCAAGGGGTCATCACAGATACTGTCAAGGACTATAGCGATACCTTGATGATATTTCTGCTCAAGGGCGGCAAGCCTGAGAAGTACCGCGAACGTGTCGACCAGAACATTACCGGCGGCATGTCCTTGACCGTGCTCACAGGTGTGCCAGCGGATGATGGCAGTGACCTCGCCGGGTAGAACCGTCTCTCTCAACTACCATCCGCGAGAATGGCAGCGGCGCTGTCATCTCGAACGGCGGCGCTTTACCGTCCTGGCCCTGCACCGCCGGGCGGGCAAGACTGAGCTTGCGCTGCGCGAATTGGTCGACAAGGCCCTTCGTTTCAATCTCAATCTTGGCCTGTTCTTCTACGTTGCGCCATTCCTCAAACAGGCCAAGGCGATCGCCTGGCTGCGGCTGAAGCAGATCGTCGAACCGTTGCGCCAGGTCGGCGCCGTCGAAGTGCTTGAGAACGAGCTATCAGTCACCTTTGCCCACAACGACGCCGTGGTGCGCGTCTATGGCGCCGACAACCCGGATGCGATGCGAGGTGTTCGCCTCGACGGCGTGGTCATCGATGAGGTCGCAGATATCAAGCCGGAAGTGTGGGAGGACATCGTGCAGCCCGCCCTGGCCGATCGCAAGGGATGGGCCTTGTTCATCGGCACGCCCCACGGCATCAACCTGTTTTCTGAGCTTTTCTACAAAGCGCAATCTCTACCCGACTGGTTCAGCGCGCGTTTCACGGTTTATGACACCGACGCGCTCGACCCTGACGAAGTCACTCGGATGCGCCGGGACATGACCGAGACGGCATTCTCCCGGGAAATGCTCTGCGACTTCTCCGCCGCCGGCGACGATCAAGTTCTCAGCCTTGCGGACTGCGAGAGCGCAGCGCAGCGCCATCTGCCCCCGCATGAATATGACTACGCCCCGCGTGTTATTGGCGTTGATCCTGCTCGCTTTGGAGACGATCGTAGCGTCATCGTGAAGCGCCAGGGCCGTGTCGCCTTCCCGCCGATCGTCCGGCACAAGGTGGACAACATGCAGCTTGCCGGTCTCGTCGCCTCACTGATCGACGAGTGGGAACCCGACGCCGTCTTCATCGATGCAGGCAACGGTGCCGGCGTGATCGACCGGCTTCGCCAGTTGGGGCACGACGTCATTGAGGTGCATTTCGGTGGTAGGGCGAGCAGCCCTGAGTACGCCAACAAGCGCGACGAGATCATCTTCGCGACAGCGGATTGGGTGCGCGCGGGAGGCTGCCTGCCGAACGATCCCGCAATCAAGCAGGATCTTGCCGCCGCGACATACTACTTCGATGTTGATAACCGTAAGCGCGTCGAGAGCAAGGACGACATCAAGAAGCGCGGCTTGCCATCGCCTGACATCGCGGATGCCTTGGCCTTGACCTTCTCCCATCCAGTCGCCCGGAAACGCCGTGGCGACGGCATACCAAGACGGCAAGGTATGCTCGCGCGCGAGTACGACCCGTATGCCGACCTCGGGCGTACCCTTGACATGACACAAGCCGAACACAATCCCTATGCCAACCCATAGAGAGCACCGTCATGCAGGAGATTCGGCCATGTAAAGTCGATGATTTTTTCGCGCACGCCGACGCGCCAGCGCTGCTCGCCGAATACGCCGACGAGTCCGCCATCCTCGGCCTGCCTGCCCCGAAGCCCGCCCCCGAGACGTACCAGGCACTCGAAGCCGCCGGCATTCTGCACGTCTTCGCAGCCTTTGACGGCGAGGCCCTGATCGGTTTCATCTCGCTGCTACTCAGCTTCAACCCCCACTACAGCGCATTTCTCGCTGTCACCGAGTCATTGTTCGTCACCGAGTCGAAGCGCGGCGCCGGGGCGGGCCTCGCGCTCATCCGCCGGGCGCGCGATGAGGCGATCACGGAAGGCGCTGTCGGTTTCCTGCTATCAGCACCGACAGGCAGCCGACTGCACCGACTGCTTGAGCACATGGAATGCCGCGAGACGAACCGGATTTTCTTTTGGAGTCTGCCTTGAGCCTGCGCGTCGCTGACCACACCGACATCGTTGAGCGCATGGTGATGCCTGCCTCGACCGAGCGCGGCCTTGCCACCATCCGCGAGATCGAGCGCGTGGTGCTCGAAGCCCCGCAGATCGAGATCGCGACGCATCACGTCCTGCACGCCGGCGTCTATTCGCGAACGATCTGCATCCCCGCAGACGTCGTGCTGACCGGCGCACTCATCAAGGTGCCGACGACGCTGACAGTCTGCGGCTTCGCCACGGTGCTCGTCGGTGACGGCGAGGAAGTGCTCGTCAGTGGCTACCACGTCATGCCCTCCGCCGCCGGCCGCAAGGTCGGCTACATCGCCCACGCCGACACCTGGGTCACGATGGCCTTCAAGACTGACGCGCAGACGATCGAGGCCGCCGAAAACGAATTCACCGACGAGGCCGACAGGCTTTTTTCTCGTTGCTGGCCGAATGTAGTTGTCATTACAGGAGATTGAGCCATGTCAGGAGGAATTAGCGCCACGACCGTCGCGCTCGCTGCCGGGGCCGGCATTGCCGCCTCGATGATGCTGACGCCGAAGTCGTCCGTCAAAAGCACTGACGTCGCCACCGTCGAGACGCCGCAGACGAGCAAGACGCCAGACGAAGCTGCGCGTCGCAAGACGCAGACCGACCAGAATACGGCGGCGGCAGCAGCGGGCGGGCCGAACAACACCTTGCTCACGAGCGGCAGCGGTATCGACACAAGCACGCTGAACTTGGGCAAATCTACCTTGCTCGGGCAATGACCATGATGGACATTCCCAAGAAGCAGCGCTACATGCTGCGCAAGTCCGCGATGTGGGCCGAGCGCTCGACGTGGATCTCGCGCTATCAGGACATTACGCGCTACCTGCTGCCGTATGCCGGCCGGTACTTCGCCACCGACCGGAATAAGGGCGACCGCGTCTTCAATAACATCTATGACTCGTCGGCCACCACGGCACTCGACATCATGACTGCCGGCATGATGGCTGGCATGACTTCGCCCGCCCGGCCGTGGTTCCGGCTTGCGACGCCAGATCGCGACCTGATGGAGTACGACCCGGTGCGCACCTGGCTGCACGACGTCACCGAACTCATGCGCACGATCTACGCGAAGTCGAACACCTACAACTCGTTGCACACGATGTATGAGGAACTCGGCGCATTTGCGACCGCGGCCTCGATCGTCGAGGATGACTTCGACAACGTCATCAATCACAAGGTACTGACCGCCGGCGAGTACGCCGTCGCGGCCAATGACAAGGGCGTCGTCGATACCCTCGTGCGTGAGTTCGAGATGACGCTCATCCAGATCGTCGAGAAGTTCGTCTATGGCGGCAACCCATACAGCACGCCGGACTGGCCAGCCGTGTCGCAGCAGGTCAAGAACGATTGGGATGCGCACCGCAACCTCGACAAGTGGATCCCGGTGATCCACATCATCGAGCCGCGGCATGACCGCGACATCCGGCAGCATGATGCCAAAAACATGCGCTTCGCGTCCTGCTACTTCGAGCCGGGCAACGACGTCGCCAACGATCCGGCCGGGCAGCGCTTCCTGCGCGAGTCCGGCTATCGTCGCTTCCCGGTACTGGCCCCGCGCTGGCACGTCCGTGGCGGCGACATCTACGGCAACGGCCCGAGCTTCCGCGCCCTCGGCGACATCAAGCAACTGCAGCAGGAGCAACTGCGCAAGGGCCAGGCGATCGACTATCAAACGAAGCCACCGCTACAGGTGCCCGCCGAGCGCAAGAACTCGCAAGTGGCCGTACTGCCGGGCGGCATCAGCTATATCCCGACCAACGGGCAGAACCAGGGCGTGCGCCCGCTGTTCGACGTCAATCTCGACCTCGGCGCGCTGCGCGAGGACATCATCGACGTGCGCGGCCGCATCAACAAGTGTTTCTACGCCGATCTGTTCCTGATGATCTCGCAGGACAATCGTCGGATGCCGGCGACTGCCACCGAGATCGCCGAGCGACATGAAGAGAAGCTCTTGATGCTCGGGCCAGTGCTTGAACGCCTGCACAACGAGATGCTGTCGCCGAAGATCGACTTGACCTTCTCGCGCATCGTCGAGGCCGGACTGCTGCCGCCCCCGCCGAAGGAACTGCAGGGCGTCGAACTAAAGGTCGAGTTCGTCAGCACGCTCGCGCAAGCGCAGAAGATGGTCGGCATCGGCGCCCTCGATGGCTACATCGGCCGCGTCGCGCAGATCGCGCAGGGCAGCGGTGATACGAGCGTGTGGGACAAGGTCAATCGCGACCAGGCGATCGACATGTATGCCGACATGTTCGGCGTCGATCCGTCCGTCGTCGTCGCCGACGACAAGGTCGCGATCATCCGCGAGGACCGGGCGCAGGCCCAATCCCAAGCACAGCAGGCCGCCATGATCCCGCCGGCGGCGGCGGCTGCACGCGATCTGTCACAGGCCGACACCGGCGGCAAGAACGCGCTCACCGACGTCCTGCGTCAATTCCAAGGCTACAACGCACAGGTGTGACAATGATTGAGACCACCGAGACCCTGCTCGCCAACACCGAGAACGCAATCGCCAATTGGAACCTCGGTCCGGCTGTTGTCGATCAGCCAGGCGACCCGTATTGGGACAAGGCTGCGCAGGTGTTCGGCGTCTCGCTCGCCGAGGCGAAACGGCGCATCTGCGCGAATTGCGAGTACTACGACAACACGCCCGAGCGCTTGACCGAGCTTGAGACGATCCCGCTCAACAAGTTCGACATCTACGGCTCGCAGGCACACCGCGGCTACTGCCACAAGCTGCACATCATCTGCCACACCACACGAAGCTGTCAGGCCTGGGAGCGCAAGGACTACGAGATACCGGACGATCTCGCGCCCCCGCGCGACGCCAGGGCGATGTACCCGAATAGCGACATGGCATAACTCAAGGAGACGACCAAATGCCAATGACCAACATGATCCGCACCGTCGACGAAATGAAAGCCGATGGCATGTGCAGCCCGTGCTGTTCCGATGGCGCAGAAGGACCGAAGCCAGAATATCCGTGGGGCCTTCGCCTGTCTCTCGGGAAGCCCGAGATGGACAAGCTCGGCGTCGATCTGGCCGCAGTCGGCACAGAGATGACTGTCGTTGCGAAGGTCAAGGTCGTCGAGGCACGGCAGAACGCCGACGAGCAAGGCGAGCGCAAGAGCATGGAGTTGCAGATCGCCGACATGGATCTGCAACTGGCAGCGCGCGATCCTCGCTCGATGTTCCCGAATAGCGACATGGCATAGCCCCGTACCCTTGACGCAAAAAGCGACGCGTAAGGTTCGCACATGACATCGGAGCACAACCCGCTCGACCTCGCTGACGAGGAACGCATCTCTGCCGAGCAGGCGGAGAAGGAGCGACAGCAGCGAGAGACAGAGCAGAACGAACTTCGATGGGCAATGAGTACCAAGCAGGGCCGGCGATTCATTTACCGGCGATTGAGCAAGGCAGGTATCTGGCTACAGAGCTTCAACACCAATAACGCGGTGATGGCCTTCAACGAGGGCCGCAGAAGCGCAGGGCTAGAACTGCTGAACGAGATCATGGAAGCCTGCCCCGACCGTTACACCGAGATGCTCGCAGAGCAGCAGGAGACGAAAGAACGCCATGACAACCGAAGCGCAGACACCCGCAACCGCCGAAGCAAATAGCCAACAGCCCGGCGCTGCTCCCGTTGCTGCTCCCCTTGATGCGAGCACTCAGGCCCCGGCCCCGGCCCCGGCGGCGACCGCGCAGACGCCCGCAGAAGCCGCTACCCCAGCAGCACAAGCACCGGCCCCGGAAGCCAACACCGAGACGCCGACGGGCGCCCCGGAGTCCTACACCGACTTCACCGCGCCGGAAGGCACGACCCTCAACGAGGACGCCATGACCGAGTTCAAGGCCCTCGCGAAGGAGCGCAACCTCTCCCAAGAGGACGCGCAGAAGTTCGTGGATATTGGCGCCAAGGCCGTGCAACTGAACAACAACCGAATCCTCGAAGCGGTCGAGAGCACGCAGGCCCAATGGCTCGCCGATGCCAAGGCCGACAAGGAGTTCGGTGGCGACAAGCTCGGTGAAAGTCTCGCCGTCGCCAAGCTGGCGCGTGACACCTATGGAAGCGAGGGCCTCATCAAGTTCCTCGACGAGAGCAAGCTCGGCAATCACCCCGAGATGATTCGCTTCTTCGCACGCATCGGCAGAACCATCAAACCGGATTCTGCTGTACCTGGCGGCACCAAGCCGCCCGGCCCGAGTGCGGGCCAGAACTTGTACAGCAAGAGCAACATGAACCCGTAACACCTTTCTGAAAGGAAAGAAACCATGACCACCCTTGCAACCACGCATCCCACTCTTCTCGACGTGAAGTCGCGCCTCGACCCGAACGGGAACGTGGCGCAAGTGATCGAGATGGTGAGCCAGACCAACGAGATCCTCGATGACGCCGTGTGGCTCGAAGCCAACGAACTCACCGGGCACGTCACCAGCGTCCGCACCGGCATCCCCGAGCCGACCTTCCGCAAGCTCTATGGCGGCGTCCAGCCGACCAAGAGCACGAGCGTCAAGGTGCGCGAAGGCCTGGGCATGTTGGAAAACTACGCCGAAGTCGACAAGGCCCTCGCCGACCTGAACGGCAACAGCGCCGCCTGGCGCCTGTCGGAGGAGAGCGCGATCATCGAAGGCTTTGGCCAGAAGCTCGCCCGCTACATGGTCTATGGCAATGAGGCGACCGAGCCGGAAGGCTTCACCGGTCTGGCCCCGCGCTTCAACGACCAATCGGCTGTCAACGGCGAGAACATCCTGACCTCGGCGGCCACGCCGGACGGTACGGACAACACGTCGATCTGGGTTGTAGGCTGGGGTCCGAACACCTGCCACATGATTTACCCGAAGGGTTCGCAGGCGGGCCTGCAGATCACGGACAAGGGACAGGTCACGATCGAGAACATCGACGGCTCAAACGGCCGCATGGAAGCTTACCGCACGCATTACAAGTGGGATTGCGGCATGGTCGTCCGTGACTGGCGCTACATCGTGCGCGTGAACTTCGACCTCGAAGACATCGTCGCCAGCGGCGCTACCGGTCCGGTCCTGCGCGACCTGCTCGCGAAGGCGATGCGCCGCATCCCGAACCTCAACTTGTGCCGTCCGGCCATTTACATGAACCGCGACGCGCTCGACGCCTTCGATCTGCAGATGAACCGCGATCCGCTGCTGATGTTCAAGACGCAGGAAGAAGCGCAGGGCAAGTTCGTCACCCGCTTCCGCGGTGTGCCGATCCGCCGTGTCGACCAGATTCTGAGCACGGAATCGGGCATCTAACCACCCCGCTAGGGGCGGCATAACACCAGCCGCCCCCGGCAAGACAGGAGAAGCAAAAATGTTACTTGACGACCGACTCGAATTCGCCGACGCGACCGCCCTTAACACCGGTGGCGCAGGCACCTATCTGATCGGGGATGTGATCGACCTCAAGCCCTCGACCACGAACAACAACACAACCGTCGATCTCGAAGGCAGCGACCTGTACTTCGTCGTCCAGGTCGACACCGCTGCGACCTCGGGCGGCTCGGCTACTGGCCAGTTCAAGCTCGCATCCGACGCGCAGGCGGCGATTGCGACGGACGGCTCGGCTACGGAGCACATCGCCTCGCAAGCGATTGCCGTGGCGAGTCTGACGGCGGGCAAGTTGGTGTTCGCCGGCAAGCTGCCGTCCGGCTCGTACGAGCGCTATCTCGGTGTGCTGCAGGTAACCGGCACCGCGGCCTTCACGGCGGGCAAGATCAATGCCTTCCTGACGGCGGATCCGGCCTTGTGGCGCGCGTACGCTGACAACGTGGCGTAACGGTGACGATCATGGCTGACGAGAAGAAAGTCGAATCCACGGTCATCACCCTTGTCGCGGTCGAGCGCGGCTTCTACGACGGCGCGCTTGTCGAGCCAGGCGCGCAGATTGCGTTCGACACTGTTGGCAGTGACGGCAAGACGTGTAAGTTGCCCAAGTGGGCGGCCAAGCCGGGCGATCCTCGCCTGAGCCGGCCCAAGCCCAAGGCTGCGGGCGACTTGAAGCCGAAGGCCGCACAGTCGGCGGTGAAGAACAAGTCCGCAGCCCTGGCCGGCGGCGATCTCGTCGGCTAAGGCCCGCCGCGAAGGCAGTCACTACGGGGGCCATCGCGCCCCCGTTTTCACACCAAGAGGGACGTCATGGCCTCGAAAGTTGATATTTGGAATCTCGCCTTGGCGAACATCGGGCACAAGGCGAATATCGCCGATCCCGACGAGACGAGCGTCGAGGCGAATCACTGCCGCCGTTTTTATCCGATTGCGCTCGGCGTGACACTTGAGCGTTTCGCCTGGGGCTTTGCGACGCGGCGCAAGGCTCTCGGATTGGTGACTAATCCTGTTAATCACTGGATGTTCGCCTATGCACTGCCCAATCAGTGCATCGCACCCCGCGCCGTATTGCCGCCACAATCAACAGACGACACCAAAGAGCAGCCCTTCACGATCGAGAGCGCGGCGGACGGTAGCGCGATCCTTTACACGAACGTCGAGGACGCGGTGCTCAAATACACCGCGCTCGTTGAAGATACGAACAAGTTTTCGCACTTGTTCGTGACGGCATTATCTTTTGACCTTGCCGCCATGCTGGTCGGGCCGATCCCGAAAGACCCGAAGAAGCGGCAGGAAATGCAGCAACTCGCCGCCTTCTACACGAGCCAAGCCGAAGCTGCGGACGCCAACGCGACGCACGACTCGACTTATGGCACCTTCATTCCTTCGCACCTGGCCGCACGATGAACCTCAAGACCCTTGCCCGCTCCTTCTCCGGAGGCATCATCGGGCCGGAACTCTATGGCCGAGTCGATCTTGCCAAGTTGCAGACAGGCCTCGCCGAGGCAAATAACTTCTGGGTGTTGCCCCACGGACCGGTGCAGAACCGACCGGGGTTTCAGTACGTCAACGAGGTCAAGGACTCGACCAAGAAGGTGCGAGTCGTGCCCTTCTCGTTCAACACCGAGCAGACCTTCGTGCTTGAGTTCGGCGATCAGTACATCCGCTGGCACACCAACGGCGGCACGCTGCTTGAGACCGGACTGACGATTACCGGCATCAGCAAGGCGAATCCTGGCGTGCTCACCTACACCGGCACCGATCCGGCGAATGGCGACTGGATGTACTTGTCGAGCATCGTCGGCATGGCGGAACTCAATGGACGCTACGCCAAGGTCAAGAACGTCAATGCCGTCGCCAACACGTTTGAGCTGTCGGACACCCACGGTGGTGCCAATATCGACACGTCAGGCTTCACCGCCTACACCAGCGGCGGAACCGCGGCGCGCGTCTATGAGATCGCGACCCCGTATCTCGAAGCGGATCTCTTCGACCTGCATTTCGTCCAGTCGGCTGATGTACTCACGATCGTGCATCCGACCTACGCGCCGCGTGAATTGCGCCGCCTGGGCGCGACCAACTGGCAACTCTCGACGATCAGCTTTATCCCGACAATCGGAACGCCTACTGCTCCCACCGTGACGTCTTCAGGCGCCGGCTCGACGACATACACATACAAGACCACCGCGCTCGCTTCCGACACGCTTGAAGAGTCCTATGCGTCGCCTTCGACAGCGGTGACGGGCGTGGCGCTGACAACATCTGGCTCGTACAACACGATCACACCGGCCACAGTGACGGGCGCGGTGCGCTACAACATCTACAAGCTCGCGAGTGGATTGTGGGGCTACATCGGCCAGACGGACGGATCGGCCTTCAAGGACGACAACATCACCGCCGACGTCAGCCAGACCCCGCCCGAGCCGAACGACCCTCTGAGTGGCGCCGGCAACTTCCCCGGCGCGGTAGGCTACCACGGGCAGCGGCGGTGCTTCGGCGGCACGAACAACAAGCCTCAGAACTTCTGGGCGACACGCTCGGCTACTGAGAACAACCTGAGCTACTCGATCCCGACACGCGATGACGACGCCATTGCCTTCCGTGTAACGGCGCGCGAGGTCAATCGCATCCGGCATATCGTCAGTCTCGATCAACTGCTGTTTCTCACTTCCGGCGGCGAGTGGAAGGTTGCACCGCAGAACTCGGACGTGCTCACCCCGACCTCGGCTGATCCCAAGCAGTTCGGCGCCGAGGGCGCGAGCAACGTGCAGCCGGTAATCGCCGCGAGTTCGGTCATCTATGTGCAGGAATCCGGCAGCCGCCTGCGCGAGATGAAGGCGAATATCTACGACACAAGTTCGCTGGACGTTCGCGACATTTCGATACTGGCCCCGCACCTGTTCGACGATTACAGCGTCGGCGATCTCGCCTATGCAAAGACACCGAACAAGATGGTGTGGTGCGTCCGTTCTGATGGCACATTGCTCGGTCTCACCTATCTGCCCGAGCACGACGTGCTCGGCTGGCACACGCATACCACGGACGGCAGCTTCGAGTCCGTCGCCTGCGTTAAGGAGGGCAGCGAGCACGCACTCTATACCGTCGCCAAGCGCCACATCAATAGCCGCGACGTGCGCTACATCGAGCGCTTGCACTCCCGCCGCTTCTCTGATCCCGCTGATGCTTTCTTCGTTGATGCTGGCCTGACCTACTCGGGCACGGCGACGTCCACAATCACGGGTTTGTGGCACCTCGAAGGCGAAGAGGTCGCGGTTCTGGCCGATGCTGGCGAACACAATCGCGTCACTGTAACGGATGGCGCCATCGAGCTTGATGCGAAGGCAAGCACGGTGCATGTCGGGCTGCCGATCACCGCCGACCTCAAGACGCTACCGTTGTCCTTTGAAGCCGAAGCCGCAGGCCAAGGCCTGACGAAAAACGTCAGCGAGGTCTATCTGCGCGTCAAGGATAGCCTCGGCTACGAAGTCGGGCCGAACTTCGACGAGTTGCAGCCGACAACGCAACGCAGCGGGGAAGACTACGGGGCCCCGCCCGAGTTCGTCACCGGTGTCGAGCAGATCACGATCATGCCGGAGTGGGGGCAAGACGCCCAAGTATGCGTTCGTCAATCCGCGCCGCTACCGGTCACGATCCTGTCAATGGCTTTTGAGGTAACTGTCGGCGCCTAGCCCGTACCCTTGTGTTCGCGCTTCGGCGCTACCTTCACCGTACTTTGTGGGGGAAGCGATTATGTCCGGTGGGATTAGCGCGAGCACTTTGGCGACCGCTGCTATCGGCCTGCAAGCAGCAGGCATGGCGTCTAGCGCGATGGGCGCTCGGGCGCAGTCGAAGGCGACGCAGGCCGCGTATGACTATCAGTCGAAGGTTGCAGCCAATAACGCGAAAATCGCCGAGTGGCAAGCGGAGAACGCACTCGAACGCGGGCAAAAGGCCGAGCAGACGTCCCGGCTCAAGACGGCGCAGTTGAAGGGCACACAACGCGCGGCGCTTGCCGAGAAGGGCATCGCGCTCGACGAAGGCTCGGCCCTCAACATCCTCAACGACACGGATTACATGGGCGACGTGGATGCCAACACTATCCACGACAATGCCGCGCTCGAAGCCTGGGGCTACCGTGCACAGGCTGCTGGCCTGTCGAGTGACTCGTCGATGCTCGCTGCCCGCGCCGCCGCGGAAGACCCGACTGCCGCAACCACGAGCAGCTTGCTCGGGAGCGCCGGCAGCGTCGCCTCGTCGTGGTACGCGTACAAGACCCGCACGAAGGTGGGCTGACCTATGAAACGATGCACGAAATGCGATGAAGAAAAGTCGCTAGACCAGTTCTCGAAGAATAAGACAAAGCCCGATGGCGTGCAGTCTCAGTGCAAAGCGTGCTGTTCTGCGCAGGATAAAGCACGCTATCAAGCCGCGCCTGAGAAGATTCGGGAGCGAAGCAGAGCGCAATACGCAGCCGACAAAGAGCGCCAGCTACAGAATAGAAAAATTCGGTATCAGCGTAACCGAGAGGTGGAGCTAGGTCAGATGCGAGATTGGGCGGCGCGCAACCGCGATACGTCTCGCAGTATCAAAGCACGATGGGCTGCGAACAACATCGGGTATGTCAACGCAAAGACCGCCACACGCCGCATTGCTCGGGTGCGTGCCACACCGCAGTGGGTGCCTGTTGAAGCGTTTAAGCCCATCTACGATGCCGCACGAGTCGCCTCCGAACTGACCGGAGAAGCATGCCACGTCGATCATATTGTCCCCTCGCAGGGCAAGGGTGTTAGCGGGTTGCACGTACCTTGGAATCTGCGCGTGATCTTTGCGAAAGACAACTTAAGCAAAGGCGCGAAGTTTATTGAGGAGTTGGTTGCGTGAAAATTCCCACATACGACACCCCGCAAGTTGAAGCCCGCGCACTGCCTGGCGTGCGTGAGAGTTCCGTCGCATCGCCCGCCCTATTCGGCGCTTCCGCCGAGCAGCAAGTGCAGGCCGGCAAGAGCGCACTCGGGGCGGGCAACACCATCATGGCCGCCGCCGGCATCATGCAGGACCGCGAGAACGCGGACCTTATTTTCCGCGCCGAGACTACGCTCAAGGACGACTATCTCAACTTCGAGGCCTCGGTGCGCGAGCGCAAAGGGCAGAACGCCTGGGGCGCAACGAAGGACACCGAGCAATGGTTCGCCGAGCAGGAGAAGAAGCACGGCGAGGCCCTGCAGAATGACGTGCAGCGCAAGCTGTTCGGGCAATCCCTCACGAAGCTGCGCCAGTCGGCAATCGGTACGATCTCGCAGTACGAGGCCAACGAGCGCCGCCGCTCAATCGAGGAATCGGCCGACGCTTCGATTGTCGGCTCGATCAACATGGCCGCGACCGCTGCCGCCGATGGGCTTGTTGTCGGTGCGGGACCGAACAAGGGCGCCCCGGCTACCACGACCGATGAAGACGGCAACCCAATCGTCACCGCGCCCGACGTAACGGTCAGCAGCAACCCGCTGCCGAGTATAAAGTCCGACATCATCAAGCGCGTGCAAGTGCTGTCCGACCTCAATGGCTGGTCGCCCGAGCGCAAGCAGTTCGAGGAAGCCAAGCACCTCACGAACCTGCACAAGCAGGTAGTGCAGGCCCTCGCCGACAAGGATGCGACGAAGGCGCGCGAATACTTCGAGGCGAACAAGGCCGAGATCAATGGCGGCGACCTCGACTCGATCGGCAAGGTGCTTAAATTCGGCGAGACCAAGCAGGCCGGATTCGAGTTCGCGAACCGGCCCGACATCATGTCGCTTGCCAGCGATCAGGACCGCATTGCCGCGGCGCGCGACTACTTCAAGGACGCACCGGAAAAGCGCGAGGCCGCGATCCAAGAGATCAAGACCCGAGCGGCCGAGGCCGAGACCTTCCGGCAACGGGGGCAGCGTGACGCCGGTGACGCAGCGTGGAAGGTCATCACAGGCGGGGGCAGCCTCGGCAGCATCCCGGCGGCTACCTGGGCGGCGATGGGCGGCGAAGAGCAGCGCCAGGTGCAGGACTATCTCGACGCCCGCACCCGCCGCGCGGAGGCCGATGCCAGGCGCGACGGCAAGGAAGAGATGGACGACATCGCGAACCTCGACAAGGTCGAGCGCATGATCGAGCAGGGCGACATCACCGACCGCGCGCAACTTGCCCGCTACGACGCCTTCTTCACCAAGAGCACGCTCAAGACGCTGGCCACCAAGATCGACAAGCGCGCCGTCGTGCCGCCGGCCGACATCCGGCGTGAGTTCGAGGAACGCAAGGGCGCCAAGGTGAATGTCGCGAAAATGGGCGACAAGGACCGCGCCGAGTGGATGGCGTTTCAAGACTACATCCTGCAGAACGTCAAGGAGACGCGCCGGCCCGAAGACCTTAACGTGTGGGCCGACAAGTGGTTCCTCAAGGGCTACGGCAAGGACGACTCGATCTTCATCAACGACCCCAACACGTTCGGCGAAGCCATGACCAAGGGCCGCAAAGACTTCGTCATCAGCACGCCCGAGGCGGCGCAGTCGAATGTCGATCAAGCCCTCTCGATCCTGTCGAAGAACGGCGTACCGATGCCCAAGGACAAGGCGCTTGCCCGCGACGAGTTCTACACCAAGAACGTCCTCGACGCCGACCGGTGGGCCGCCGCGCACGGTGTGCAGAGCACGCCCGAATTCACCGCCGCCTATGCGCTGCTCAAGCAGAACAAGAAGCCGATCACCGCCGGCAACCTCGACTACGTCATCAAGCAGTTCAAAAACTAAATGAACCTCAACGGACTCCCCGACGACACGCTATCGACTGGCCTGGATCTCGTTGGCCTGCCTGATGACAACGCGAAAGCGCTGCGCGAGCAGTATCGCGCTACCTCAATCACGCCCGACGACGCCGCCAAGGTGATCGACATCAGTGCGCGCACCGGCATCCCCAAGCCGGTCGTCGTGCGCAACCAGTCGGAGGCGGCGAAGCTCGCGGCCGAACCGGATTGGGACGGGCTGCAGGTGACGGCGCCGGTCACCGTGCGCGAACTCGCGGCCAACACCAAGCTCTTCGATCTCGCCCATGACGACACGGACAACCTGAGCGAACTTGAGCGCACGATGAACCGCCGCAGCGAAGGCCAGATCGGTGGGCCGGCGTTCGTCCGTAGCTCTGACACGCTGACAGCAAGCCGCGGCTTGGAGCCGTCATTTAGCTCGGTCGCCTATGGCCTCTACAATTCCTTCGTGCAGGGCAGCGCGCGCTGGCGCGAAGGGGCGCGGATGCAGTTCGCGGACGCGCTCGGCCTCAGCGATATGTCGCAGGACGCGCTCAGGAAGCGCGACCAGGCGCAGTCGCGTCAAAGTCTGACCACACCTGACTTCGAGACGAGCACAGCGCAGGGTATCTACGGCGGCGTCGCGAGCACGTTGTCGAATGCGCCGGGCCTCTTGGCCTCGATTCTGACGCGCAGCCCGGTGCCGGGCCTTGTCGCCGCCGGTGGGCAGACCGAACTCGACGCGTACGGCAAATACCGCAGCCGCGGCGCCACTCCGGGCGAAGCGCTCATCGGCGCCACCGGCGAAGGCGCAGTCGAGGTCGCGACCGAGATGATCCCGATGGGCGCCTTGCTCGGCGCCTTCGGGCAGCCCGGCAAGACGGCGGCCAAGGAGTTCCTTAAGAGCCAGGTGCAGGAGCAGTTCGGTGAGCAGGCCGCGACGATTCTGCAGGACGCGATCGACACTGCGATTGCCAACCCCGACAAGACTTGGGGCGACTACCTCAAGGAACGGCCCGACGCGGCCTATCAGACGTTCCTCGCGACACTCGTGCAGGGCGGCGTGCTGACCGCTGGCCACACGGCGATGTCCCGACTCGCCGGCGACGATGCCAAAGCACAAGGCGCAGCGCGCGACGCTGAGGCCCTCGCGCAACTGGCACAACTCTCGGCCGCGTCGAAGTTGCGCGCCCGCGATCCGCAGACCTTCCAAGACGTCGTTGCCGCAGTCAATGAGGACGGCAGTGTGCAGGACGTCTATCTCGACGTGCGCACGTTGGCACAGTCGGGTGTGGATCTCGCCGCGCTCGCGCAGGCCTCGCCGGCAGTAGCCTCGCAGCTTGAGGAAGCCGTTGCGACCGGCGGCGATGTGGTCATCCCGCTGCCGGAGTACGCCGCGCGCATCGCCGGCACGAATCTCGACTCGGCGCTCACTCCGCACCTACGCACCAGCGAGGATGCCCTGAGCCTCGACGAGGCGCAGCGGTTCTATCAAGGACAAGCCGAGGAATTCAAGAAAGCCGCCGCGCAGGTCATGCAGACGAAGGCGGATGACGACGCCTGGCAGCAGTCGGCCAAGGCCGTTGAGACGACACTGTTCGACCAGTTGAAGAGCACCGGGCGCTTCACCGACGACGTCAATACCGCCTACGCCACGCTGATGCGCGACTTCTACGTCGCCACGGCCTCGCGGCTCGGCATTACGCCGCAGGAGATGTTCGCGCGCTACCCGATCCAAGTGGCAGCCGAGCGCGCGGCAGGTGGGCAAGTGATGGGGCAGGACGCAACCCTTGAGGCCACGCCAGGCTTCAAGTCGGTGCAAGTTGGCGACACCACAATCGCCTATTCCATCCCCGCCGACGCAAGCCGGATAGAGATCGACACAGTCAAGACGCCCGAAGACAAGAGAGGCCGAGGGGCTGCGCGCACGGCGATGCGCGCCTTCTTGAGCAAAGCAGACGCCCTTGGCTTGCCTGTATTTCTCACGGCGGAACCCATTGGCAAAGGCGGCCCAAGCAAGTCGCAACTGGCTTCCTTCTACAAGTCGCTCGGCTTCAAGTACAACGTCGGGAAAGCGCGCGATTTTAGCAGTATGCACTCGATGGTGCGCGTGCCGCAGCAATCGCTCGCGCAAGACGCAGCCCCCGAGCCGAACTTCATGCAGCGCGTCGTCGATGCCGTCAGCACCGCGCTCGGGATTTCGCAACCTAATCAACCAGAAGGGGGTGATCTAAATGGCCAAGGGCAAGAAGGGCGGCGGCAAGAAGTGCTGACCGCGGGGCCGGCTCTGGACGTAGGGCAGTTCTTCACGCAACCCACCCAGACCGGCAACCGTGGCGAGATCGCATTCGGCAACGACATCACGCAGACGCCGAGCGTCATCACCCTCTTCAAGAATGCCGACCTCTCGACCTTCCTGCACGAGATGGGGCACTTCCAGCTTGAGGTGCTCACCAGCATCGCCAGCCAGCCGAACGCCCCGGCCGAGATCGTCGATGATCTGACCGCCGCGCTCAAGTGGCTCGGGGTTGAGAGCATCGACGCATGGCGCGGCCTGGGACTTGAAGAGAAGCGCCCCTATCACGAGAAATTCGCGCGAGGCTTTGAGGCCTATCTGTTCGATGGGCAGGCCCCGAGCGAAGAACTTAATGGCATTTTCGCCCGCTTCCGTGCCTGGCTCATCAATGTCTACAAGTCGGTCAAGGCGCTCAACGTTGAGATCAATGACGACATCCGCCGAGTGTTCGACCGGCTCGTCGCCACCGACGAAGCCATCAAGCAGGGCGAAGCCGCGCGCTCGATGGCGCCCCTCTTCACCGCGCCCGAGCAGATGAGCGACGCACAGATGTGGGCCGAGTACCAGAAGAGCGGCGAGGAAGCGACGCAGACCGCCGTGGATGACCTGCAACGCAAGTCTATGCGCGACATGCGCTGGCTCGACAATGCCCGCGGCCGGCTGCTCAAGCAGATGCAGAAGGACGCCGCGGAGAAGCGCAAGGCCGTCGAGGCCGAGGTCAAGGCCGAAGTGCGCGCCATGCCGGTCTATGCCACCATGCACTTCCTCAAGCGTGGTGAGATGACGACACCGGAAGGCGAACAGATCAAGGTCGAGAAAGGCCACCGGCTCGACACTGCTGCGCTGGCCGAGATGTACCCCGAGGCAATGCTTGCCCGCCCGGCGCTTGAAAAGTTGCAGGGCATGACGCGCAAGGACGGTCTGCATCCTGACCTCGTTGCCGAGATGTTCGGCTTCACTTCCGGCGATCAACTCGTGCGCGAACTCATTGCCGCCGAGCCGGAAGCGCAACTCATCGAGGGCATGACCGACCAGCGTGTGCTCGAACGCTACGGCGATCTCTCGAGCCCCGACACGCTCGCCCGCGCCGTCGATGAGGCGATCCACAACGAGGCGCGGGCCCGCTTCGTCGCCACCGAGCTAACGGCGCTGTCGAAGGCAGTCGGTCCGGTGCGCGCCATCTCGAAGGCCGCCAAAGACTTCGCCGCCACCACGATCGCGCGCAAGAAGATCCGCGACATCAGACCGAGCCAGCACGCCACCGCTGAGACCCGCGCAGCCAAGGCCGCCGAGAAAGCCCTCAAGGAAGGCGACACCACGACCGCCGCCGTCGAGAAGCGCAATCAACTCGTGCAGAACTACGCGACGCGCCTGTCCTATGACGCACTGACCGAGATCGAGCGCAGCATCAACTACCTGCGCAAGTTCGACAGCGAAGGCACGCGCAAGGGGCTGGACACCGAGTATGTCGATCAGATCGACCAACTGCTCGAACGCTTCGACCTGCGCGCGTCGGTGACGAACAAGGCCGCCGACAAGCGAGCCAACCTGCTCGCCTGGGTCGAGTCGCAGCGCGACCATGGATTCGAGCCGGACATCCCGCCCGAGATCCTCACCGAGGCGCTGCGCAAGCCCTACCGGGAACTCACGCTCGAAGAGATGCGCGGCCTTGTTGATACCATCAAGCAGATCGAGCACCTCGGCCGACTCAAGAAAAAACTGCTGACGGCTAAGGACGAGCGCGAATTCCAGGCCATTCGCGACGAGATCGCCGCCGGCATCGAGCAGCACGCCAGTCGCGTGCGCGAGTTGCGCACCCGCAACACTACCGGCGCGGTTCTGGCCGACGCCGGCAATCGCTTCCTTGCTATGCACCGCAAGATGGCGAGCGCAGCGCGCGAGATGGACGGCTTCAACGACGGTGGGCCGGTGTGGGAGTACTTCATCCGCTCGATGAACGCCGCCGGTGACCGCGAGACAACCATGCGCGCGGATGCCACGGCGCGGCTCTATGAGCTCATCAAGCCGATCGTCGAGTCGGGCAAAATGGGCGGTAAAGGTCAGTACTTCGAGACGCTCGGCGGCAGCTACAACCGCGAGGAACGCATCGCCATCGCGCTCAACCTCGGCAACGAGGGCAACATGCAGCGCCTGCTCGACGGCGAGGGCTGGACGCTAACGCGCTTGAAGCCCTTGCTCGACACGATCACGCCAGAAGAGGCCGACTTCGTGCAGGCGGTGTGGGACTTCTTCGAGTCTTACCGGCCGGACATCGCTGCCAAAGAGCGTAGGATCTACGGCAAAGAACCGGATTGGGTCGAGCCGGTGCCGATCACGCTCGGCGGCAAGACGCTCAAGGGCGGTTACTATCCGATCAAGTACGACGCCAACCGCTCGGGCCGTGCCGAGCAGCACGCCGAGGCCGAGGCGGCGAAGCAGCAGATGCGGGGCGCATACACGAGCGCGACGACTCGCCGCAGCTTCACCAAGAGCCGGGCCGCGGAAGTCACCGGCCGCCCGCTGCTGTACTCATTCGCCGGCCTGTACCAAGGCACCAATGAGGTCATCCATGACCTCTCATGGCACGAGTGGCTGATCGACGCCAATCGCCTGCTGCGCAGCCTCGACGCGCCAATCCGCACTTACTACGGGCCTGAGACGGTAGGCATCTTCAAGAAGGCCATCGAGGACATCGCGGCCGGTGACGTGCCCGCGCAGAACGTGTTCGAGCGAGGCCTCAACCATGTCCGCACCGGCGCCACCATTGCCGGCCTCGGCTGGAACCTGACGACCTCGCTGCTGCAGCCCCTTGGTCTAACACAGTCGATGGTCCGCATCGGGCCGGGATGGGTTGCCAAGGGCCTCGGCGAATGGATCAAGGCACCGCTCGACACGATCGAAGAGATCAACGGCAAGAGCGCCATGATGGCCTCGCGCGCCGCGACGATGCAGCGCGAGATCAACGAGATCAAGAATCAGGTGCAAGGATCGAAACTCGACCCGGTGCGCTCGACTTTCTTTGTCCTTATCCAGAAGATGCAGATGGTTGCGGACGTGCCCACCTGGCTCGGCGCCTACGAGAAGGCCATCGCCGCGGGCGAAGACGAAGACCGTGCCGTCGCGCTGGCTGATCAGGCTGTTATCGACGCGCAAGGCGGGGGGCAGGTCAAAGACCTTGCGCAGATCCAGCGGGGCGGGCCGGCGCTCAAGCTCTTCACGAATTTCTACTCGTTCTTCAACGTCGCTTACAACCTGGGCGTCGAAAAGACCAAGGAGAAGATCACGCAGCCGAAGCTCTACCCGAGTCTCGCGCTCGACTACCTGCTGCTCTACTCGGTGCCGGCGGTGCTCGGTACGCTACTCAAGGAAGCGCTCAGTGGCGGCGGTGGGGATGACGAGGACAAGCTCGTCAAGAAGCTCATCGCCGAACAGATCAGTTACCTGCTCGGCCTGATGGTCGGCACGCGCGAGGTCACTGCGGCGGTGCAGAAGATCGCCGGCGTCGAGCAGTTCAAAACGTCCTACGGCGGGGCGGCCGGCCTGCGACTTTTCCAAGAAATTGACAAGCTCGGGACGCAGATCAGCCAAGGCGATGCCGACATGGCGCTGTTCAAGGCGGCGAACAATGTCGGCGGCATCATCTTCCACTACCCAAGCGGCCAGATCAACCGGACAGCGGACGGTATTGCAGCAATGGCCGAAGGCAAGACCGAGAACCCGATGGCGCTTGTGGTCGGCCCGCCGAAGCAGTAGCCCGTACCCTTGAAATACGGGCCCCGACCGAAAATTCTGCTTGTTAGAAAAGGGGTCTAAGATGACTGTAGCCACCGCAGATGCCAAGGCAGGGCCGTACACCGGGAACGATTCTGCATCGTCCTATACCTTCGAGTTCAAGGTCTTCGCCGAGACCGACATCCGGGTCGTTGAGACCGTTATTGCTACAGGCGCCGAGACCGACCTAGCGCTCAACACCAACTACACTGTAACGCTCAACAACGACCAAGACAACGACCCCGGCGGCGAAATTGTCTACAAGGTGGGGGGCGCGACCGCGGCGCTGCCGAGCACGAAAAAGCTTACGATCGTCGGCAATTTCAAGTACGAGCAACCGACAAAGCTACCGAATGGTGGCAAGTTCTTCGCGGAGATTGTCGAGACTGCGCTCGACCGGTGCACGTCGCTTATCAAGCAGATAAAAGAGAACGTCGATCGAGCTATCGCGCTGCCCGTGAGCAGCGACAACAACGCTTCGGATCGAGCGTTTAAGGTAGTCGGATTCGACTCGCTCGGCAAATTGGTTCTGTACGTCGCGCAGGCAGGATCCTCGCTGATTGATCTGGCTGCATCGACCGGGGCGTCGTTGATCGGGTTTATCCAGAACGGAACCGGTGCCGTAAAGCGGTGGGTCCAAGACAAGTTGCGCGAGCATGTCAGCGTGTTGGATTTTGGCGCAGTCGGAGATGGGACGACGGACGATACCGCCGCCATTCAGGCTGCGATTAATAGCGGAAAGCCGATTGATTTCCTAGGGTCTGGATACTCCTACAAGATCACGAGCACCGTAACATATACGGGCGCCGTGTTTATAAAAGCTTCCGGGGCGACCATCAAGTCCGACGTTCTTCCGTTCCTAATCACGGATGGATCTGGCAGCCGCATAATTGGAAGGTTGAAGTTTTTGCCCGTTACCATTCCGTACACGCTGCTTCGGAACACAACCACATGGACGAACTCGGCAAGCGATGTGGTGCAATCGCTTGAGGGTTATCTTCCGAACAGCCAAGACACGGACATTTGGAGCAGCTTGAGCCAGGCGATCAAGGATCAATGGAATAATTTCCAACCTGGCGGCATCTACTTTAACGTTTCGTCACCTTCTGGCGGCAGCGATGTGTTCGTTTCTGGCATATCTGGATACCAGGCCTGCGTGACGCTTGAGGGGTATAGGGACTCAACCGTAAAGTCGTGCACGCACGGCGGAAGGCGTGAGGCGATCAATTTCATCAACGGCGTTGCAGCGACCAACGGGGAGTTCACGCTTCCGAGGGGCGTCAATAATTCAGCCGTCCACAACAAGGTTAAATACGCGGCTCAGTGCGCGATCCAGTTTATCGGTAACGACGAGTATTCTGCCGTCGGGAACAGCACGTCATATAACGGCGAAAGCGGCATCAAGACCTATCAGTACGACGGCTCGAATTCTACAGGCGTCATTTGCACAAACGGCATCATCAAGAAGAATCACGTCTTCAACAACTATTACGACGGGATTGACGCTCAGGTCGTTTATGGTTCTCCGGCGGTCGATTCTCAGATCAGCGGAACGATCGTTTCCGGAAACAGATGCACCAACAACCGGGCTACCGGGGTAACCAACAACGGCAAGTTTGCTGTTGTATCTGGCAATCTTTGTACCGGGAACGGCTCGCACGGCATCAGCGTTAAGGGCGCACACTCGACGGTTACGGGGAACCTTGCCAGAGAAAATACGGCTCACAAATCGTTCTGGTCGTTCCAGATCTTCGACATATTCATCCTTGGCGACGGAATGTCGAGTTCGGGAAACTATGTTTATAACTCGACCGCTCCTGACACATATAACTACTATCACAGCGGACTGAGCGGAAATCCGACAAATGGGCTTGAAGGCCTAGATATTGGGAATAGATGCTCTGGCGGCGCGTCTAAAATGTACATCGCGCCGAACATTCCTTCTGTTGATACGCTTACAGTAGGAGCAAACCCGACAAACATTGGTGGGGCAAAAGCGACCGTACGCCACGGAAATGGCGGCGGCATGGACGCAGGCGGTGCGACTGATGGATCTGGTTATGTCCGCGTGCGCGGAGGCGTAACAAATCTCGGTGTCTATGATTTCGCGAAGACCACGACGGTCACAAATGGCGTCAGCGTCTATGACGGCCGGATCGCCTACGACTTCAATTCGACGCTGATGTATTTCGGTATTAACGGAGGAGCATGGAAAGTCTATTTGCAAGACGGATTCGGACTATACCCAACTCCTGACAATACCCTGTCTCTAGGCTCGAGCGGAGTCCGCTGGACGCAACTGTATGCAGCAACCGCAACAATTAATACCTCTGACGAGAGGCAAAAACAGCAAATTAGATGCCTGTCCGACGCGGAGAAATCTGTTGCGTTGCGACTTAAAGCATTGATCAGGGCTTTTAAGTTCAACGACGCCGTCGAATCCAAGGGCGACAAGGCCCGATGGCACGTCGGCGCAATCGCGCAGCAAGTAAAAGCCGCGTTCGAGGCCGAAGGATTGAACGCCGAAGACTATGCGATCCTTTGCTACGACGAGTGGGATGACCTGTACCACGATGTTTTCGACGAAGAAGGAAATATCGTCGGCAAAGAACTGGTCCGCAAAGCTGGAAATTCATACGGGCTTCGGTACGAAGAATTGCACTCGTTCATCTTGGGGGCGCTGTGATGCTGAAAGTTCTCAAATCGAAAACGATTGTTTTCTCAATCGCCCTGGCAATCCTTTCCGTTCTTCAAGGGTATATAGGGTTGCTTCCTCTTGACCAGAAAGGGCAGGCAATCGCCGGTATTGTGATCGCTGTTGTTGTCACGATTTTGCGCGCGATCACAACGCAGCCGTTGAGCGACAAATAGGAGGCGCGATGTCCGTCTATTCGCAAGAGTCTGCCTTTAAGCCACGAATTCTCAGCGACGAAGAAATCGAGATCATCATCTCTGGCGATCGGAAAGCGATCGACAAACACATTTTGTTTTCCCTTAATCGTCTGGCGGACGCTCACGATTCGACTTTATCAACCCTGAAAGAGCATCAAGGGCGTGAAGACAAAATGATGGAAGAAGTTGATCGTATCGGCGGGGTCGAGGCAATCACAAAGCGCGCGATGTATGTCGATTCGCAGATAGAGCGCAGAAATGCGCGCACGTTGATGATGACAAAGGTTTCACAATCTTCGATTACTTGGGCGCTTCTGGCTTTCTTCGCGTTCGTAGCTTCGGCTGTCTGGCAGGATTTTATCCACGCCATTAAAACAGCGCTGAGATCGGGGGTTTGAGATGTTTACCGCACTTCTTTCTTTTCTCGGCGGGAATGCCTTTCGACTGATCTTCGGCGAGGTTGCGGCCTTCTTCTCGAAAAAGCAGGAGGCCGCGCTTGAAATCGAGCGGCTCAAGCTACAGGGCGAACTCGACGCAGCGCAGCACGCTCGGAACCTCGAAGCGATCAAGGTGCAGGCCGATCTCGGCGTCAAGGTCATCGAGGCGAGAATGGACGCCGCACTGGTGGAGGCCGAAACTAGTGCCTGGGCGCAGGCCGTTGCCGATGTCGGAAAGCAGACCGGCATCAGGTTCCTCGACGTATGGAATGGCTCAATTCGTCCTGCTCTCGCTTCTATGGCAATGGCGATCGTTGTGTTCCAGTTCTTCAACTCAGGCTTCACGCTTGACGAATGGACTCGTGAGCTCGTCGGCGCAATCCTCGGCATCTATGTCGCCGATCGCCACTTGAGCAAGCGTGGAAAATGATCGACGCGGTCGAAGTAGCGGCCGCCCTGGCGCGGCGGTTCGAGGGGTGCTATCTGAGCCCCTATCTATGCCCGGCTGGGGTGCCGACAATCGGCGTCGGTTGTACCTTCTATGAGGACGGCGCGCGCGTCTCCCTGGCCGATTCTCCAATCACGCGCGATCGCGCCGACGGGCTTCTTCTTTGGATGGTCCGCACAGTTTATCTGCCGGCCGTGCTGCGGCTATGTCCTGGCATCGACGATCCGAAGCGCCTGGCCGCGATCATTGACTTCGCATTCAACCTCGGCGCCGGAACTCTCAAGGCATCAACGCTGCGGAAAAAAATCAACGCCGGACAGTGGGACGATGTTCCGGCGGAGTTGAAAAAGTGGGTGAAAGGCGGCGGCAAAATATTGCGCGGACTGGTGATTCGTCGAGATGCGGAATCAGCTTTGATCTAG